GCTTGCCCATCTATTGCTGCAACATCTGCTAATCCTTCGGTAAATGACGGTAGAAATGAATACTCAAGAAATACCACTAGAGAACTTAGAGTATTAGGATTTACTCCCGATCCACGTAATATTCCGGCTACTTATGGATATCCTGCTAATGGTGTGGCAGGTAACTACTTTAATACTCCTTTCTTAAATGTATTAGTAACTATCAATAATCATACTAATAAGATTGGAACAGCAAGTGTAGTCATAGGATAACTAGTTAAAAATATAAATAAGAAAATAAAGGTAAAATAAAATGGCAATAAGTACCGCATCGATTTATCCATTGCTCAGACCTGGTGTTAAAGCCGTAATAGGTAATTATGACACTTATCCTGATCAATGGAAAGCAGTATTTACAACTCATACTTCAGATAAAAAAATGGAATTTGAAGATGAGTTTAAATCTTTAGGAATGGCTCAAGTAAAAGCTGAAGGCGCATCAGTTGCTCAAGATACTATGACCGTGAGATATCAAACAACGTATTTGCATACAACTTATGGGCTTTCATTTAGTATTACTGAAGAAGCAATGAGAGATAATCTATATGCTTCTCAGTTTCCACAACATTTAGTAGCTCTTAGAAATTCACTCAGAGCTGCCAAAGCACAAGCTGCTGCTAACGTATTTAATTTAGGAGCTACTACTCAGTTAACAGCTGACGGTGTACCGTTCTTTTCGGCTAACCACCCTCTTGATAACGGAGCAGACGTTTCTAATTTAAGCAACGTAGCACTTAGTGAAGTTGGTATTCAGAATGCTATTATAGGTATTCAGCAATTTAAGCAGTTAAGTGGGATTCTAACTAATACAATGCCTAAAAAGTTACTGGTAGGTCCTGCGAATCAGTTTGCCGCTAGTATTATATTAGGTAGTCAGTTTAGAACTTCTGTTGGTAGTGGTGGAAATGGGCAAGGAACGAACTATGCAGGTGTTAACGATATTAACGCCATATATAATGATAGTTATTTACCTGGCGGTTATGTTGTTAATAACTATATAACCTCTCCAACTTTCTCAGCTATTGTTACCGATGCTGAAAGAGGGCTTATACATTATGAACGCGATAAGTTAGAGCCTTGGAACTGGGTAGATAATACTACAAGAGATATGTGGTTTGCTGCAAAAGAAAGATACTCTTTTGGTGTAACTAACTGGCGTTGTGCCTATTGCATTTCGGTTTGAGAGGTAAATTATGCCAAGTCATAGTAGAGCACTTGCTAATATTCTTCTAAAAAATGCTTCTAAAAACGCCCCTAAAAAGGGCGTTAAGAAGGAAGAAATTAGTAGAGAAATAAAAAAATCCGATAAGAAACAAAAATGACTATTTTTAGACAAGCAGTTAATATACCTACAGTAGCAAGTAGCACAGCTAATATTGGTACATATGCAAACGTAGCAGGAGCACAAAAATTAATATTAAATGGATCTCTTGTAGGTATTACAGGGCAGGTTTCGTTTATTAATATGGGTTATGCATCTGGACTTAGCGTTACTAGCGGGTCAAATATAAGCGGAGTTACTTTTATTATAGTAGGCACTTATAATGGATTAATAGTTCAAGAAAGCCTAGTCGGTCCAAATGCTAATACTGTTTATACTAATAATTTATTTCATACGATTATTAGTATATCTGTTAACGGTGCTATTGCTAACGCCTTTACAATAGGGTCAAATTATAATATTGCAGTTGTGTTAACAGACGGCAATAGTAGAATGGGTGATTCACATGCTAATTATACTTATAGTATATTACTTAACTCTATTACAGCAGGCGGACAGTGGGCAGCAGGCAGTGCTATAATATATGGAGTTTGTAACACTGCTCCAACCTTACTACAAGCAACAAATCTAACTTATGCAAACAGAGCCAGTAATTATTTTGCACTGCCGGTAACTGGAGCAGCATTAGCAGCAATTACTCAAGCGCAATTAAATAACGGTATCCTTACACAAACAACTTACCCTTATGCTGCGGTAATTGTTTATTTAGCAGCAGGAATCAACACTACACCTGTTTATATTGAAATTACACAGAGTTAAAATATAGGTATATAGATAATAATGGCTTTAGTATCAGGTACATATAATTTTCAATCGTTACCGAATGACGATTTAATTCTAGATTGTTTTGAGAGAATAGGTTTTGCCGGTGATCAATTGGTACCAGTACAGATTAACTCGGCAAAAAGAAGCTTAAATTTGTTGTTACTTGATTGGATTAACAAAAGTATTAATTTATGGACTATTAATAAATTGTATTTGTCATTGAATACAGGACAAGGTACTTATGTTTTAGATAAAACCATAACTGATGTACTTGAAGTATTACAACGCCAGTTTACCCGTCAATTAAACGGAACAGCGCAATCTAATGATAATAACTATGACGGTTTAGGCGGCGGTGATCCTGAATTACCTTTTGAAAATGCCTTAAATGATGGTTGTCAACAAGATGTTATAGATGGCAATATATCATATGATTATGGAGTCAACGCAAGCAATACACAAATAGATTTCATAGGTATAAGTTCTAATACACAAACCTTATATACGTTAGTATTTGAAAGTTCAAACGATACAGTTACATGGACAAATGTATTAACTATTCCACCACAAATATTTGAAAGCGATGTTGTAGTTTGGTTTGATATAGTAAAGCCGGTTTTGGCTAGATATTATAGGATTAGAGAAACTGGAGGTACAACTCTAAGTATTCAAAAACTATATTTTACCAATAATGTAATTGATTTAAAAATGAGTCCTGTAAGCAGAGATACATATTTATCGTTTTCTCAAAAATTTCTACAAGCAGCTCCAACAACTTATTACTTTGAAAAAACTTTAATTCCCAAATTAAATATATGGCCAACTCCTACTAGTAATTATCAAGTTTTGCAATATTCCTTCATACAAACTATGTACGATGCAGGTACATTTTATAATACTGCTTCAGTACCTGCAAAAATGTATCCGGCACTAGCTTGCGGTCTTAGTTGGATGCTTGCGGTAAAATACAAACCCGAACTTGCCGATAGTCTTAAAGCTCAGTATGAAGAGACGTTTTTTGCTGCAACTAGCAGAGATAGTGAGAATGTTGATTTGACTATTAACTATGATATAGGAGGGTATTATGAGAATTGAGAAACGTAAGTATCAATGCGATCGCTCAGGTGAGATGTCTATAAAATTACATAAGCAATATGAATGGGCAGGAGATGGTAAAGTATGGACAGGATTATTTATAAAAGCGAAGTATCTTGATAAACCTCAAGAACAACTTAGGACTCCTCTTATAAAAGCTGATCCTAAACCGTTACCGAATCCAAGACCTCCTGCTTTAGGTGCTTTTATAAATCCAAATGCGCCTGTTACAAATTGGGAGCCGATTGATTAATTTTATAAGTTATATATGGATATAAATACAATTAGAGTATTATCACTTGATGGAGGAGGAGTTAGAGGTGTCATAACATCTACATTATTAAATCTTTTTTGCAATTTGGCAGGAATACCGGGAAATCAGATATATAAATATTTTGATATTATTGCCGGTACTTCTATAGGCGGTATTCAAGCATTAGCATACGCTAAAGGTTTAACACCTTCTTATGTACAGAATATGTTAATAACAAATGCAGCAAGTATTTTTAATTGTACTTATCCAATTCCTGGAGGAGGACAAGCAAGTTATGGAACTTGGACAGGTTATCTATCGGGTATTTATAGTTCTTTATATTCACAACCACCGTTAGCTAATTTAATTAATAGTACTTTTGGAGAAGATACTATTAATGATTATCAAACAAATGTATTAGTTCCTGCCTTTCAACGTTCAAATATTATTAAAACAACTAATGTTCCGGTGTATTTTTCTAATGTCTCAAGTACAATTGTTCCTTATTTATCCGGTCAAACTGAATTATCGGCTAATGTTGCACTAGCTACAAGCGCGGCTCCTGTTTATTTTCCTCCGGCAGTATTTAACGGTTGTACTTATGTTGATGGTGGAGTTTTCTTAAATAATCCGTCTGCTTTAGCTTTATCGATACAAAGAGCAATAAGGCCGACTATTAATCGTTTTTGTATTCTTTCTGTTGGTACGGGGCTTGGTAGTATTGGTTATATTCCCGGTGAAACTAGATTAAAAGGAATTACCGATAACTTAAATACAATTAAAATGGTGATGGATGTTTCTATGGCTATTCCTCCTGAAGGGGTATCAGTAGAACAGCAAATAATCGCTAATTATACAGTTGGGAATTTTTATTATTGCAGGATGCAATATCCAATTGATTTAAGTCAAGAGCCAGATAGTTCTTTAGATAATTCCGATCCTGCATTTATTCAATATATGCAAGATTCTGCCACTTCATATTTTAATAACAACTTAAATAATATTAGTAATTTTATAGGGCATTTACTAGCATGATAAATGATGTTTTGTATAACTTTATATCCCCCATTACAGGAAGGTTACCTCTTATTAATGATTATATATTAGTTGGTGGAAACGATAACTTTTCTATTCCATCACCAAAATTAATCGACATACAGCTTGATATTATTGATATTAGACATGATTACGATAATTTGGCAGCATCTAATTTTATAATTGGTTTTCCTAATAACAATTTATCTAAAGCTCAAGTTTTAAGTAGTTTAGATAATGGTTTTATGTTTAACACTGATGGTGTGGTTAGCACTAAAAGCGGTATGCCTCTTCCTAGTTTAGAGTATGAGAAGATATGGATTGGGGATGAAAATAATATACCTGAGTCAAGACAAACTATAGATATTGCAAATCTTCCGTCATTAACAAGCGGTAGAGTTTGGCAAGGGGATGAAGCAAATAGACCGATAGAGACTCAGTTAAATCTAGCACCAACTGATGCCACTTATATAATTAAAACCCCTAATGCAAATTTACCTGAGGCTCAGGTTTTAGAAGAGCTTGGCGTTGGAATGGCTAAGATTGTTGCAGGAGGAGCTTTTGCAATTGCCATTGCAGGGGAGGATTATGCTACTATCGAGCAACTAGAAGAAATAGAACAACAGTGCCAACAATATGCTGAGCAAGCTGCCGCTTCGGCAGAAGAAGCAGCAGCATCTGCAGGCGAGGCAGCTACGAGTGCAGGTGAAGCCACCGCAGCAGCTGCAGAGGCTACGGGAGCGGCTGCGGAAGCAACTGCCGCCGCAGGAGAGGCAACAGGAGCAGCAACTGCAGCAGGATTATCAGCAGCAGGGGCGGCTGCTTCAGCTATTGCTGCTGGGCTCTCAGCAGGAAGTGCATCAAGTTCTGCATCTGATGCTTCTTCAAGTGCCTCAGATGCGAGCGATTCTGCAAGTAGTGCAGGTCAATCAGCAACAAATGCCGCAAGTAGCGCTACTCAGGCTCAAATTTATTTAAATACTTTATTAACCACAGGTATTACCTTACAAGGTGATATTAGCGGAAGTGGAGTTTTGAGTAGTCCGATAACAACTAGTTTTATACCAAACCCTGTTTTTCATGGAAATGGATCAATGACGATGCCTTTTGGTAATACCACTCAAAGACCTAGTGCTCTAACACCCGGAATGATCAGGTTTAACACTTCACTTTGATTTTATGATAAAATTTTATTAATTAATTATAGGAGAATAAAAATGATTGATGAGTTAAATGAAAAGAATTTAAAAGCCCCGCTTCCTTCATCGTCCGGAAAACCAGAAATTACCGATGGAGTAAACTGGTTTACTTTAGCTACTGAAAACTGGGTTCAAAATACTATAGCTAACGTACCTGCGTGTTTAGTAGCAACAACAGCTAATTTAACTGCTACTTATGCTAACGGTACTAGCGGTGTCGGAGCAACTTTAACTAACTCAGGAACACAAGCAGCTCTTGTTATTGATGG